TCTTTTTATCTGATTATGTGCAATCTGAATAATCGTCATGCTCTTCTCATCTCTAAGACGATTGAGTATGTCTATGTATTCTCTCCATTGTTTAAGAGCTTCCACATAGCCACGACCATAACCAAATTCTTCAATAGATTTCTTGCCATGCTCTTGACAGACCTTCTCCCATATCAGAGGTTCAAGCCAATCTAAAGAGTCAACTGCTAAAGTCTTATACTCATGATCTTCATCTAATAAAGTTTTAAGATTAGCTATAAACGTATCGTAGTCTTTAGCCACAGGAAAGTGATCACATTGAATCTTACCCATACCATCTTCAGTCAAAGCAAAGATAGGTGCGTTCATACCAGATGCAAAGGATGTTTTACCAATCCCAGCACCTCCATATAACACAAGCTTGGGTGGCTTGAGCTTAGTCTTTTTTCTTATATCAGCTAGACTCATCTTCCACCTCTATTACTTCTGCCTCAATCTCAGGCTCAGTCTCTAATAACTGCTTTAAAGAAACCTCACAACCTATGATTGTAAAATCTATCTTACGCAGTTCAGCGTTAGCTTGTGCAACAAAGTCTTCTTTATTTTTAACTAACAGACTTCTTTCGTTAAAGAAGAGCTTTGCCTCATCAGACATATCTGATACAAAGTATTTCGGCCCATCTCCAAATTGCACAAAATCTTCTTCTTGTGCTTCCTGATTTTTTTTATCAGTCATTTTTTTCTCCTACATATTGTTTATAACTATCGCAAATGTCCTTCGCATTACAGAAACGACAAGTCTCTTTGCTTGGGTTGTATTGCGGTTCTTCTTCGTCACAAGCGTCTGCCGCTGGCTTCAAAGTCTCGTAACCCCATTCCACTAGATTAGCTGCGGACATGGAATAAGATCGTATAGCACCGTCTTTGTGCCATGATCTAGGTTGTACTATTGTCATGGTAACTACTGTGTCTTCGTTACCGTATCTTGATAAAGCTCCCAATGCGTAGATTAATAACTGTGTATTGTTCTCTACGTCTACAGGAAACTTACCTGATTTTAAATCTATGATCTCTAATTCTTTCTCTCCTATCAGAATCGCATCTGCTGTTCCCCAAATGTGTTCTGATATTTCTTCCATGCTGACTCTTTCTTCTATCAGCATCTTTGCATTTAATTCTTCTTTTCTTTTGTTGACGTAATCTACATAGACTTCAGCACACTTAATCATATCTTCGTCAACTTCAATCTCAAACTCTTCTACTAATTCCTTTCTACCTAACCAGTAGTCTCTTAGTGTTACGTTTTCTAAACGATCTTTAAATAACATCTCAGACATATTATGGACAAACGTACCTGAAGCGGCGGCATAGCTCGTAGAGTAAGGCACTTGACTTGCTAGATCGGGTTGTCCAGGACAAGCCATCCATATCTTTGAACCACTAGGACTCAATTTAGCGTGCGCCATTGTGTACCAGTCTTCCCTTCTCGTACTCTTCTATATAATCTATATCGTAAAGCACCTTGCCACCGATCTTAAAGAACTCAGGCCCTTGTCCTTTACCCCTTTGATTCTCTAGGGTTCTGGGACTTATCTTCCATCGTTGCGCTAGTTCTCTCGTGTCAAGAAATTTGCTGGTTTTATCTTCCATATTTTCCATTATTGCTCCCTTCTGTACTCTTTGATTGCCAATAATACATTTTTTAACTAGAATATCAACAAATAGTGATGAAAAAGTTTAAAAAAGATAACAAAGCCACCAATCGTCAGGTTGGAGGCGATCACTATAGGAGTCTGAAGATCACTCCTACGCAGTATATATATGCTAACGATCTGTCTTGGAATCTGGGTAACTGTGTTAAATACATAACCAGAAACAAAGAAGACAAGGTAGAGGACTTATTAAAAGCCAAGCATTATATAGACTTGGAACTAGAGATGGTCTACGGATGCAATCCCGAAGGAATACGGGAGGAAAATAAATGAGCCAATATATAGATAAGGTAAAGATAGATGGCAAGACTACGAGCCTTAGAGACAATCCTTGCATATCAGTATGTAGCTTGACGTATGGAGCTGGAACCAAATGTATTTGTGGTCGCAGTTTAAGTCAGGTTTCTAACTGGAATGGTTATGATGATGTCACTAAGAAGATAATCGTAATGAACGCTATAGAAGATAAGGAGTCTTTTCCAAGACAGAAACTTACCTTCTTAGCGGATGAATACGATATATCTATGGACTCTGCCAAACAAATCTTTGTCACAGACAGAAAGGAAACATAACATTATTCACCATCAATAATGTTTTGTATGTGTTCTCCTACAAGGTTTGCATTGGCTATCGCTTTGTCTTGATGAATATGTGCGTATCTCTGAGTGGTTGCCTGATCTCGGTGGCCTAATAAGTTACCTACCTCTGATAGATTAATCTTTTGCAAAGACCAAGATGCGTAACTGTGTCTAATATCATGCAGTCTTATATCGTCTAAACCAATAGTTTGTTTGATGGTTTCCCACGTTCTTCTCGGTGTTTTAATACCAATGATGTATTCAGAGGAACGATCTTGCTGGTTGATTATGTCCATTGCCATAGGTGTTAGATGGATAATACGATCCTCTCCGTACCTGTCTGTCTTATGATCCTTGATAATAAGTGTGTTACCTACCAGGTCAGTCCACTTAGCTTTAGCTATCTCCCCCTTCCTTGCACCTGTTAGGATTAGCAACCAGATAAAGGCAACCGATTTCTGATAGATTTGGTCATCTTTTAATTTATTCAGCTGATCTCTAACTGCTAACAGTTCTTCATTCGTCAGGTATCGCTTGCGCTTGTTCTCCCTGTTCTTGGGTATATTGGTGCTTGGGTTTATAACCACCAATGATAATGTAATGGCTAGGTTATAAATGGCTTTTATAATAGATAAACACTTATTAGCCAAAGAAGGTGCTCTGTCGCTAATATCAAAGTGTAACTGTGCTATGTCTCCACGAACAATCTCGTCTATCTTCTTATCGCCCAATACAGGACTGATATTCTTTTTATAGACTTGCTCTATCTTATCAACAGTCTTGATTTGTCTTCTTTTAAGGTCTTTGACATAGACCATAAACATTTCGTCTAAAGTTTTCATAACATCTCCCTAATGCGTTATTAGGCAGTATAGTGTACTTTATCCAGTATGTCTAATATGTTGTCTATGGGGTTGTTATTCTGCATCTCCTCGTCTTTAATCGTAACGCTATTGGTATCGTCTGCTTTACGAAATACCACGTTCATGTGTTCTAGGGAGACAAAGGCAAAGATGTCTATTGCACCGTTCTCGTAACTACGGTTCTTAGTGTGCGATCCTCTACGCATATCAAACCGCCAGTTTGCCCTGTGCTTTTCTATCTTGGTCTTGGTTTTAACTTGGACTTTGTAGAGTGTGTTGTTGTATTGAAACAGTACGTCAGCCTCCGCTGAGTGGGGAACTAAGAGAACTGTGTCAGAAATTTGAGAGAGAAGTGATGCTACGAAATACTCGCCAGAACGACCAACCCGTTCTGTGGTTCTTGACATGGTTTACTGTGGCACAGCTTGTTCTATTGGTTGATCTTGCCTAATTGGCTCTGAAAGAGAAACAATGTATGCAACCCTTCTTATAGCAGCATTTGTATCTACTCCAACTTTACCAAGCTTAACTAACTCTTCAACTGAATTGTCTTTAATAAATATGTTTGCCAGTTGTTTTATTGATCTCTCTTGTAATACTTCGTCTAGTTTTCCAGCAAATTTAATTCTCCACATAAATGAACCAATCTGAGCTATGTCTCTGGGCAAAAATCGTGGGTCAATAGGAGCACCAGGACTATCAATGTTTACGAGCCTTCCCGTTCTTTTTAAAACTTCATTAAAATTATTCCAACCCAATAATAAAGAATTTGGGTTTACACCTTTTGCCTCTGCAACTCCTTTTAAAACTTGATTTAAGTTTGCTTCTTTTGCTTTTGTTCCAGCTAATGCTTTGTATAAATTAAAACCAGCTTTAGCACTTTCTCCTCCCTCTCTTAAAACAAATGCGTTATTAGTTGCATTTTCTATATATGTTCTAGCAAGTTGCGGAAAAGTATTTTTATCAGTTTTATTTAAAATTTGATAAGTTTTTTTAATATCGTTTACATTATTTTTTTCAGGATTAAATATAAATGATTTAACTTTTGATGAAGTAACACCACCCTTTAATAAATCTTCTAAATTATCTTCAATCGGTTTTACTAAATCATCACTTAATCTTGCAAAAGTATTTTTAGCATTTGAATAAGAAGGGTTGGTTCTGAGTAAAACATCTAATTCATCTAATATGCCCGTTTTGCTTTCATTTGACATAATTGCTCTGCCAGCACTGTTTAAATATCTATCTGGAGATAATGCTGGTTGTGCATAAGAATCATCAACCATTTGTCTAAATTCTTTTAAGCCTGAATCTAATTTGTTTATATTTGTTTCAGGGACTATCTTCTTTCTTGGTATAGGCTGTGTAAGAGGTCTTCCCGATTGATCTAAAATTGTAACAGGCTGCTCTACTTCGGCCTCTCTTTTTGTCATTCTTTGTTTAAGTGAATTTAGTTTTGTAATGATAGGGCTACCTTTAGGAAGGTTTTTAATTTCTTCATCTATTCTGTTGATAATTTTTAACACACCATCATCTTTAACAAATTCTTTATTTGATATGATGTAACCTTCTTGTTGTGCTTTTATTCTTCTTTCTTTTTTAGCTTCAATTTGCGCTTTCTTTGCAGTTGTACCAGTTTGTTTAAAAACACCTCTTAAATATTCTGGTTTTTTAGAAATTTCATCAAGTAAATTTTCAGATATATTTTTTAATTGTTCGGGTCTTTCTTTAAGATAGTTATACATAATCTGACCACCTTTTTCAGTCCCATAAATATCAACACCTAATCTTTGCACAATCTTGTTATCAATAAGTTCTGGTGCGGTTATTGTGTAACCTTTAGCTTTTAAACCCTCTTCCATTTGCATAGCTATTGCTAACTCTGCATCGTCAACACCTTTTAATGCTTCATTTGCTATCTTTGCTGCTCTACTTGGAGCTGTTGCATATCCTAAAGCTAAAGCGGTAGTTAAAGTTAATGGAACTTGCGCCCAAACAGGTGCATCAAATTGTTCTGCTGTTTCTTGAACAGCACCAGCACCAGTACCAATTATTGCAGCTTGTCCAAGTCCTTTAGCTGTTCTTGCAAAAATACCTCCTGGTGCGGTAAATTCTCCTATTGTTTCTGCATATTCTCCAGGTACGGTCTGTGGTTGATATTGTGTTACTGCTTTAGCACCAGGTATTTGTTCTACCAATCCTGTTAATTGTTCATAGGTGGGCATTGTTCTTAAACCATAGGTAGGTCTTCTTGCCCCCATACTTTCCATCAAAGAAGCTATACCTTCTTGTGCCATAGAAGGTAAAGCAGCTAAACCTATTAATCCTTTAGCTGCGCCTCTAGCACCACCCCTAGCTATGTCTGTAAGTTTTTGAGCTGGAGTTAATTCTGGCTGTGGAGTTGGTTGTGGAACTGGAGTTGGTTGTGCTCTAAGCTTTACAATTTCATTAGCAAGAATTTTTGCAGCTTCAACATCACCAGCCTTATCTGCATTTATTAACGCTGCCTCTAGTTCTTTTAAGGTTGCCATTTTATTGTGTATATTCTTTTACCAACTGATCTATGTCAGTTGTTGTCCTAGGAGCTTGTTGTGCGAAAGGATTGTTAAAAGTTGGCAACGGTGTTGCAAATATACTATCAATTTCTGTTATATATTTATTAAAATCTTCCTGTCTTTCTGGGTTTTGTTTAGCCCTGTAATCTAATCTTGTTTTTTGATTGTTTAGAGAGGTTGTTACCTCACCAGTAATTCTGTTATGAACTTCTGATAAAACAGCCATTTTTCCTTGAGCACCCACACCACCACTAACGATATTCAAAGCGTTTTCATAATCTTTATCAGACAAACCTCTACCTTCTTGTCCCCTAGCAGCAGCAAATAAATATGCTAAATCTCTAATTTTTGATTCTAATAAAGCATTGCCTTGAGAAACCTCTCTGATTCTTTCTCCAAAATCTCTGTTGGTTTCTGATATAAAAGTTCCAGATTTCTTTGACTCTTCGTAAAATGTATTAACATCAGGATTCTGTTGTGCATATTCACCGACAACTGCTTTTGTGTTTTGTATCACAGCATCTATAAATTGTGCTCCTCCAGCTAGAGCAAGAGCTGATGTGGGTTCTTTAGCTATTTGATCTGCTGTCGACTGTATTGCATTTGCTAAACGAATTGTTGCATCATATTGTTCTTCATAAGGTTTTATTTCTGGGCTTATAAAAATTTCTGATGGTTCTGATAATTTTTTTGTTTGGGCTGCTTCTGTTCCAGTAGGTAATCTAGTTAATTTTGCACCTTCAGGTAAAGTTCCTGATCTTTGCATATTTACAAAATCTTTTTCTGTAATGTTTCTTATAAAATTATTATCTTTATCTACCATTTGTAACAATTCTATAGATTCTGGTTTTTGTGAACCCATAAGGATTTTAGCTCTTTCTGCAAACGGTACTGCATAAAGTAATTGTTGTTCCTTTTCTGAATAATTTTCACCAATAAATTGATTTAACTTATTCTCTTGCTCTTGCAACTTACGACTTTGTTGCATACCTAAAGCCATCTGCATCCTTTGTGGATCGCCAGATAGTCTTGCAGTTGCCATACCTAGTACATCTGCTAATTGTCTGATTGATTCATTTGCCATAATTAAACCTAAGTTGTTTTAGTACCACTAGAACCGCCAAACAAACCACTCATAAACGGTGATCCCAATATATCTAAAGCAGTTGTTACACCTTCTAACGTACTAGGTTGATAACCTGAAGTTTTGCTAACAGCAAAAGGTTGACCCGCTGCCGCTGATAATAAACCAAGCTGTTGAGGCCCATAAGCCAAAGCTCTTTGGAATTCTTGATACGGAACATCCAATGCTCTCTGTTGTAGCATTTGTTGTTGTGCTCCTATACCACCTAATAAACCAAGTCTTCCAGCTTGTAAACTAGATATGTCTCCTAAGACACCTCTTTGGAAACCTCTAGTTGCCATTTGTCTTTCTATATCAGACTGAGCTGCACCTAAAGCTTGACCAAAACCAGCCTGTCTTAATCCAGCTGCGGTTCTTGCTGCTTGTTCTACATAAGGTCTAGTGGCTTCAGCTTCCATAATTGCTGAACGAGATCCACCAAATGCACCCGCACGAATCGCTGATTCTTGTGCTTGACGTTGTGCTATGTCTCGTTCTCTTCTTATATCACCCAATGTAGTGTCTATAACTTGCTGTGTATAAGGTGATTGATAGGCAGATATATCTGTTTGTAAAAGACTAGGAGCGGGGGCTTGTGCTAATCCAGCCAGTCCAGTTATTGGATCATAACCCATACCTGACTCAAACAAACCACGAGTGGCTTGAAATGCTCTAAGTTGATCTGGATTAAAACCAGCTACTCTTGCACCTGTGTATGGCACAAAAGGTTGTGCTGCTAAAGCCCTACCTTGTCCATAAACTTCTCTCAGCATAGCTTGTTGTGCTGGGTCTAATTGTTGCGTTTGTTGAGTTTGACCTGTTTCTGGATCAAAAGCAGATTTAGCTGCTGCTAATGCACCAACACCTTGTATTATAGTTCCTAACATTGTTTTACTCTTGTGTTTTTATTTATTGTATCTATTTTGTTAATTAATTTCATTATCTTAGTCACCTTTTGCATATTCAATAATACTTAAATATAAGTCTATGTTTGCATGATTAACCTGTGCTTTGACAATTTCGCCTTGTTGCAAAATTATCCCCGCATTGGTTTGTAATTCTTCTGTAGCGTGTGCTGCTATGTTTTTTTGTTTGTATATAAAAAACTCATTAGAACTGGTATCGGTTATTGATACGTCTAAATTTGTTTGTTGATTACCATGATCGCAAGCTAAAAAACTTTTAATAATAGTAAAATCAAAATCACCACCGCTAGGTGCTGTATATATAGTTTGTTGTGTAGTTGCTGCAAAAGAATATTTAATATTCGTTGCACGTTGTATGTACTGTCGTTGTGAGGATAAGTCCATTATCTTCTGCCTCTGTTCCTGACATCTAACCTAATGTTACCAACTTGGAAGTCTTGTGTTGTACTTCCTGTAACTGTCATCTGTACCTGTCGTGCTGAGAACCTTGCATCGGTATAACCATCACTTTCAAAGGTGAAACTGCCAAAGTCAGTCTCGCTTCCTAGAGGTGTAAATCTACCTTTGAAACTAAGAGTCACACCAGGTAAGGTGTTTGCTTCTTCGTCTGGAATAATCTGGTTGCATTGAACGTACCTGTCACCATTGCCAATCTCTATAGGGCCACTTGTTGCAAAAGGTACAGATGTACCTAAACTTGGAGAGTTAGCCAATAACTGTGATTCGTGTTCGTATATAAAGCCACTTGAGTCACCCGCTATAGGATAATCAAAGACACCTTGATCAATCCAACAACCACGATCCAATTCACCTATAGACCATGTATTCTCTCTGTAGTTCCATATAACGTATTTGTTTGGTGTGTATTGTCCACTACCGCTTGGGAATCCCCACCATATTTCGTTGAAGTTAGAGTTGTGTCCACCCCAACTAGCAGCTCTGCCTTGTTGGTTTAGATTGTCAAACACATAGTCGTGAACTTCACATGGTATTTCTCTAACTTGTCCATCGTAAACAAAGAATGAGTTTTCACCCATCCATGCCATAAATGATCCTGTAGAAACAATAACTCTTCTACCTACTGCTTTACAGTTAGAACCCGCATCAGCTATACCGTATATAAAAGGATTGCCCGTATAATACATTCTAGCTATGCCTGTATCACTAAATATAATGACATCTGTACCAAACTTAACTGCGTATAGTGCTCTACCGCCTGTAGGTATTTGTAGATCACCAGCTGAGTTAGTGGCTTTTGATGTCCAATTATTTCTGTCTTCTCTATCAGACCAAGCAATCTTTCTAGGATCGCTTGCAGAACCAATAGCTACTAGATGTCTTTCATTTGTTACAAGGATAGCCTGATTGCCTACAGGTGCATTAGTAACAACTGTAGCTATCGTATCGGCTGTACCGCTAGAGTTAGGTCGCCATTTATATATCTTGCCATCACCTGAAAAAGAAAAGACTAAATCTTCACCCCAGTTATCAAAAGCAAAATGACCTGTATCTAAGGGTAAACCCGATTGACTTCTAGCATCACCGTAGTCTTCTTGACCGTATTGATAAGCACCATAGCCCAAAGGATCATTACTGGCATCGTTTACAAAACCAGATGGTGTGATGTCTGTCCAGGTATTGTCGTAAAGTACATAGACTTTTTGCCTTGTACCCACAGCCAATATAGGCTTACCTGTGTTATCGGAATGTGCATACATTCCAATAGGTTCGCCTGTAAGAGCTGTGTTTCTTAATTTGTTCCAGCCACCTATAGGTTTTAGGTAGCCATTTTCAAAGCGTACTAAATTCCCGTCTACCCAACGGCCTTTGTTTCCGTAATCAGTCCCGTTCTTGACGATTCCAGCTGGTGGAGTAATAGGAAGTAATGCCATTCACTTTTATTAGTTTGCTGCTATATACGCTTTACCAGTTGTTATAGCGGTAGTGTAAGATGATTTATCTTCACTAGAACCCGCAACATCTGGAGTATCATCGTCTTCATCAACAGGTGCGTAAGCTAAGATAATTTCTAAGTGGTCTACATTACGTTGTACCAACTCGTTTATCTCTTCTTGCGTAGAGCCTTCTGAAACGTACTCAGAATCGCTGCCATTACTATTAATGTCATTGATAAGCGTTACGCTATCTGTTGCTGCTGTTAAGCATTCTGCTACTGTTTGAGCCATATTATTCTCCGTTTAATTTACTTTCTAATTCTTCGACTTTTGCCGAAAGTTCTTGTACTGCTTTGACCATTAAAGGCATTAAAGATGCTTCACCGATGCGTTGTCTCCCATCGGCTTCATCCTCTGTCCACATATCAAAACCATCTTTCAAGTCGTATTTATCTATAACTTCTTTAACTTCTTGAGCAATAAAACCATGATTGTATTTTCCATTCATAACTCTTTCGTCAGAATTAGGATTATGTGCTTTCATTTCTGATGGTACATCTTTAGCTTTTTTCCATCTAAAAGTTACTGGTCTTAAATCGTTTATAAAATTTAGTCCAATTTTTTCGTCTTCAATATCTTCTTTTAAACGAATATCTGAAGGTGCTGTAATTGATGTAGCTCCAAAAGCTATATTAGAGTCAGTCCCTCCATTACCAAAAGTAAAATTACTGTTTC